AATCTTGTTCTTGCCCGCTAGGAATTGACTTGTCCAAGACACTCCAGCGCCAGCAGAAGAGTTTGCAACGAGTGTTGTGCCGTCAGCTCCGACTGCGAGGTTGGTGACTGTGCCTGAACCGGTAGCGGCTAGGAGATCGCCCTTAGCGGTGACTGTAGAGGACTGGATCGCGTTAGCAATATTGAATGTACCTGTTGATATGACTGTGGCTATATCGCCCGCTACAAGGGCTGTAAGCCCCGTTACGGTGCTTCCATTAGAAGCTGTGTAGTCAACGCCACGCTCTAGGAGAACGCCGTTGATATAAACCATTTCCTGCCCTGCTGTGTAAGCAAGCGATGTGGAGAAATCATCTGTACCGGATAGCGATGTTTCTCCACCTGCCGCAGCTTTACGCCATTGAGTCATAGTGCCAGCATTTGTAGTCCACTTAACGCCAGCAGTCTGAGATGAGTCAGCAACTAGAAATGAGTTATTTGCTCCCACTCCAACGCGAGCCATAGCGCCAGCGCCTGTTGCAGCAAGAATGTCACCCTTGGTTGTAGGGAGATTGATTAGGTTATTAGCCTCATCAAAATCAATTGCTGTTGGAGATGGGTAAATGATCGCACCGGCAAGGTGGGAAGTGGCTGTAGTTCCATCGTAGCCACGGGTGGTGATTGTTACTGTGCTTCCGCTACGGGAAGTAGCAAGCATCTTTTCTTCGCCAGCAAGCCCTGGATCAATAACAAGGGAGAAAGTGCCAGTAGGCCAGCCAGTTGTAGCAGTTAGGGTAAGGCTAGTAGCAGAATTGGTAATGTTCGATGTGATAGTTGTAGGGGTTGCAGCACCCTGATATTCACGACGACCCATGTATTAACCTACTATCTCTCTAAGTTGGGCATAAAAAACACCACGGACTTTGCCATAAATGTCCACCGCATCGGGCAACCATTGGTAATCATACATGATTACCTGATAAACATTGTCGGCTACCTGCAACGAGACGATATTCTGATTCTGATGTAAGCCAAAAAGGAACTGAAGTTCGGCATCTGAATCCTGCGCCCAGTCTTTATCTCCAAGGGTTACGGTTGGATAGATCAAAAGAGGAACATTCCATTGAGCGCTTCTAACTGGCTTTGGGTAGGCTCTTAAAATCCAACGGGTAAGAACTGGGGTATGTGTTCCATCTGAAATCAGCTTAATAACAATTTGGAAGTTTTCGCCAGCCAATTGCCCTGCGGAAAATGGGTATGGCCCCGATACGCTTCTAGGAACATCAGAAGTTCCAATGATATTTGCATCTGAAGGAACGATATAAGCATCGTTTTTATCAGCAACAATTCCCACTTCGATACTTCCCTGCAATGGCTCATGCTTAATATCGACAAACATGGCAATTTTAGGATCTGAAATTCCATAGGCAATAACGCCACTAATAAAAGTTCCATCAGGAACTGGAACGCTTGCTTCACCAACTAGACCAAATCCATCAACAGTAAAGTAACGCTTATTGTTATAGGTAACTACAGAACGGACATTTCCCAAAACGCCAACTCTTGCACCGGCAACAGTATCAAAAGACATAAGATCCGAAGCATAAGCAGGGACAAGATTAGAAGTAAATGTGGTCAGATCCATGCGACCCAAGCCGCTTGTATAACCGTTGTAATTAGAATTTCCATACCAAACAAAATGATCTTGGGCTTCAAAACAATAAACAGGAGCATCTGTTGAAATGATTCCACCGATAGTCAAAGAACCATCTGAATTAACTGAACAGAATCGAACACCTTTATCTGAGCCAATCATTATGTAACCAAGATAAGCAGAAATAGAACGAACAATTTCCCCATCAGGGAGTTCTGCTGCGACTGTAGGTACAGCAAGAGCTGTGCCATCAGGAAGTACTGCTGTGCGGTAGATAAGGGACTTATCGCCAGCATAACCTGCTGCATAAATTTGAGATTGACCGCCACAAATATCTACCCAAGTAAAGTTACGGGAAGAAAGATCGAGAAGGGCTGAAGGTAAAGCACCACTAGTAGTTACATTATAAAGTTTTCCACCGCCAGCAACCATAAGGCGTGATTTTGTAAAACGAACAAGGCTGGCTGTTCCAGTAGCGTAACTACTTACCGTAGTGCCACCAACAGTTCCTGAATAAATACCATTGCTGCCGTGGGCTGTATAAATAGTATTACCGTCAGTATCAATAGATACTGGATTACCAGTAGCACCTGTTGCGGTAAGCCATGTTGCCAAAGTCCCTGAAGAATACTTAATAGCGCTTCCATCAAGAAGGTAAATATAAGTACCTGCTGCAACACATTGAAGTCCAGTATTGCTACTTGCATAAACTTTAGTTGTGTCGTTAAGAAGTTTTAATTGCCAAGGAGTCCAAGGATCAATTCCAAGCCCATCATGGTAGCGACGGATCTCTGAAGTAGCTCGGTCAAGATAAGTCTGACCTTCTCCATATAGCCAAGTGTCTTGAGATCTACGCCAAAACTGCTCAGGAGAAATTGATTGCTCACCTGGAATATTAGAGTTGTCTGCTTGCTGACGAAGCAAGGGAAGAGACTCGCGCTTAAACTTTGCTCCCCATACACCAATAGAATCTTTATCCCATTGAACGCCGTAATAGTGTCCACCCAAACCAACAGGGAAAGGATAGGGAACTAAATCTGAAGAAGAAGTACCGGCAAATAAAGCGGGAGATGGATCGTATAAGGGGGTATCAAATGTCTCTAGTTCAGCCATTGCTACGCCTTAAAGGTTGGGTAGAGTGCTTCTAGTCTTGCAGCTTCTGCTGAAATACGATTAGCGCGAAGTTGCTGCAATCCACGGGCAGATTGTAGAACTGCTCCTGGTGGAGTTTCACTAGCACGACGAGTATCTCCCTGACCTTCTGTAAAGTTACGCTTGATCTCTCGACCTTCCATCAAACGAATTGCAGCACCTAGTGGTGGCAGATCATAAGCAGATGGAAGCAAGCCAGTAGAAGATACATTAGCAAGGTAAGTGCTAGGCATAATAAAGTTAGAACGATAAACAACGCGAACATTGTAACCAGGATAAGCAGGTTCAAACATCTGCAATGAAAGTCCTGATGGGAACTGGGAAGCATTGGCATTACGATTCAAGCGCCATCCTGTTGTGTGGATGCGTGGGTTATCAAGTTGCGGTCCAGGAGTTAGGTACTTGACTTCATAAATAGACTGAAGGCTGTCGCCAATAGAACCAAGATCATAACCGTTAAGTGTTGCGTTGTAGGTTAGATCAACAGTCTGAATTCCAAATAAACCATTAGCAGGAGATGAAAGATCCCCAAGGTCATTTGCTAGTTGCTTCCAAATTTCATCACCAGTAAAGCGTGGAGATACACGAACAAGAGTTCCTGCTGGAACGCTAAGATCAGTAGAAGAATCTTCACCTGCTTGAACTGTTGCTTGCTGACCGCTTACTGACCATACATAAAAAGTATTTGTGCCAATAGAAAGGCGAGCGCCTGGGCGAATACCAGCCATGTCGTACTGAAAAACAAGAAGACCACTACCTGCTGTGTAATCCTGAGCAAGTTTATTTCTGTTCTCAGCATAACCACTCATTAGGTATGAGCGAGTTTGAGCGATCCAGTCTTGTCCTGTTGTCATAGATTTACCGGTTTCGTATCAGGGGTGTAAACACTTTTGCCTGTAATAGATTCAATAGCGCTAACCGCAGTTTCAATTTTCTTTGCTTGACCAGGGAGTACCTGACCTGATTCAACTTCAAAACGAGTTTCTGCTTTTGCCTCAATATGAGCTGCACCGTCAATAGTTTTAGGTTGTAACCCCTGTTGACGCAAACGCTTATACGCTGGCATATCTTTTTCCCAACGCTTCTCACGGGCTTCAACTGCTTGAGATCCAGGGTGACGGGTCGGCATAGTGCCAACACCAAAGCCAATAGAGCGAACTGCATCTAGTGAGAATGATCCTTCATCAACAGAAAGATGCTCGTCGCAAAGTTTGCAAATATAAGTTTTTTCTACGCTTCCATCTTTTAGCGTTACAAAAGTCATCTTGCGGTTCTGATGGCTACAAGTCATTACGCTCCCTTTCTCACCCGACAATGTTATCACCGTAACCTGCTTGGGTAAGGATGCGCTTTTCTTCATCATTAATGGTGTAAATATGTCCACCATAAAAAACTTTTTTAACGCCAGGAGTTACGCTGATTTGGTTGCCATCAGCATCTGTAACTGTGCGTTCAATCCACAAAGGGGGTTGAATTTCTGTTACTTCATTAAAAGTATTGATCCACACATTAATACCGCGTGGGATAGACGGCTTGAAATAAGCAAATGGGCGTTGCTGTTCTTTAGGGACATTAGGAGTAACAACAGGAACGAGAACGCGTGAAGGGGGTTCAAAGGTTGCCATTGTTACTCCTAACGATAAAGCGGGGGATGAGGCGAGAAAGGTATAAGCGCCTCACCCCCCTAACTTAATTACTGACCGATTGAAGAACCTGATTCAATGCGGTACAAAGCAGCCTGACGGAATACAGCGTATCCGACAAAATGCTTCCAGCCAATACCTGTGAAACGACGCAATGTGTCGATAACAGGTACATCAACGATCTGAGCTTGCTCGCCATAACCGCCACCAGTTGAGAACGCCTTAGCAAGAGCCTGACGACCCATGACAAGAGTTCCGTACACATCGACTGCAGCAACTGCAAGTGTCAATGAAGTTCCTGGGTTAACACCAGTAAGACCAGCAACAGAAACTGTAAGAGTTGTTGTTGATGGAACAGTTACAACTGTGAACTGAGCATTGAAGCCAGTCTGATCTGTTGAACCTGTACCTGATGTTGTTGTAGCACCTGAGATGGTGAGAGTATCGCCAACAGAAAGACCGTGAGCAGCAGAAGTTGTAAGTGTTGCAACACCTGAAGATACAGCGATTGTTGAGATTGTGTATGACTGTGTAGCTCCATCAGAAAAGAATGGTGCGCGTGGTGTTTCCATGAACTGTACGCCCTGGAAGTTACCGATTACACCATTGTAGATACCTGAAGGATCTGAATAGACATGAGGATCTGACCAGTTAGTTCCACCAGTAGCGCCACGGAAATCGTATGAAGCATCAGGGTGGATAAGACCCTTGTACATACCATTGAATGTAGCAACATTCTGCTTGCGGAGCTTAGCAACAGCCTTACGAACATCGTTACCTGCAAGGGTATCGGTCTTAGCAAGAGTTGCGCGTGAGGTCTTTGAACCAGCATAGCCGACCTGTGTACCCTGACCAGCAGCATTACGAGCAATACCGTCTGTTGAGATACCAGCGTTCCAACCAACTACATTTGCAGCGATTGGGTTAACTTCCATGAACGCTGTAGCGCCGAGCTTAGAAGTAAGCTGAACTGCGTTACCGTATTCAAGAGGTGTAACGACAACATAAGAATCTGACATAGCAACAGGAGTTGTGTCTGAAGATTCGTTAAGTGCTGTTGTTGCTTCAGCAAGATCTGAAGCGATTGTGAACTGTACAGATACGCCACGGTTTGTAGCGTTTGTTGACTGAACCTCTACTAGAGCATCGTAATAAAGCTCTGGGCGAAGTGCGTAGTATGCAAGCATCTCATACGCGGCCTTCGAGAGATCCAGCGACGAGGTGGTTGTTAATGCCATTTATTTCTCTTTTCGCTAGAAGTAGGACAGGCTAAATCTTGAACATTTCGCCTGGTTGTTCATGCGAGATAGTGATGTTGTTTTCACGAAGAATCTTCATAATCTCAGAAGGATCCGCAGCGTTACGAATAGCATCTAGTGCTGTAGGAGAAACAACTCCTGTAGAACCTGCTGCAGCCTGTGAAACGCGATCCAACGCATCAAGATCATTCTTGACCTCAGAAGTCTGAGATGTTGCGATCAAACCGTATTCAGTTGCTGCTGCCTTAATTGCTTCTACAGAAATCTCTCCGTCGTATGCCTTGGCAAACAACTTTCCTGTTGGAGACTCAACATCTACGCCTGACTTAATTAGAGCTAGTTCGCGCTTTGCGGCTTCTGCCTCGCGTTGGGCATCTTCTGCCTGGCGCTTTGCAGCCTTGCCTTCCTTCGCTTCCTGCTCTAACTTTCGTACAAACTGACGAGAATCCCTAGCGGGTTCGTTGGTTTCTTCTGGTGAGTTATCTAGTTCTTGATCTTCAAAATCATATTCGCTCATTGCATTTTCCATTTCCGTGTCGCGCACCTACTAGGAATAGTGGTACGGCGGGGCTGATTAAAGGGGCTGGCTCGGAAGCCAAAGACCGACACCACGAAGCCATTCGCGGGGCGACCTTCATCAAGTCTCAACAGGTCTCAGGCAAACGACTTGGAGATTGCCAACAATTACTCGGACCTTCTAGACGAAAGCGTACAGAATGTCTAAGCACTAAGCAACTTAGGCTGTGGCGTTACCCTTACCAAGACCAGTAATACCTGTAGCGTTAGAAGCAACTGCCCCACCCTGATTAAACTCGTTGACACGGGCTTGCTGAAGTTTCTTAACTGCCAAAGTATCTTGAGAATTTAATCCAAATTGAGCATTGATAAGTTGCTGGTTAGTCACGCTACCAGTTGTATCCCCAGGAAGCGCTTGGGCAAACTGACCTTCTTGACCAAGGGTATTAAATCCTGCCTGTGCCTGAGCCTGATTAACACCAGCATTAGCAAGTTGTTGTGCTTGGGTGGTGCTGAGTTCGCCATTAGATGCTAGACCACCATTAAATCCAGCCTGAAGAGCTGCTCCACCGATCTGCATAGCCTTAGCCTGTTGCTGAATAACCTGTGTTGATGCTGCTGGATCCAAAGCCCAAGCAGCAAGACTTCCGGCATTAAGTCCGTAAGTATCTTGAGCATATTTAATAATGTTTGGATCCAAAGAATTTACAGAATCCTGTGCTGCTTGTAAGCGCATTTGCAAATCAGGAGCTGTGACATTGTTTGAAATCAATTTCCCAAGGTAGGCAGTTGTATCAAAAATTCCAGCAGGAATGTTGTATTGCTTAAGAAGTTCAATATCTGCTTTTTCTTTATTGATGTAATCTGCTTCAGTAATACGCTGTCCTCGAGCAGCCAAAGCAGCCATTCCTGGAAAACGATTTGCATAATCTTGGCTATTGCGAATGTCGTTAATAATTTGTGCTGCGGGAACGCCAGCCTTAAGTTGGTTATAAGCATTATTGGCAAGAGTATTTAAACCAGCCTGTGTGAGAATATCAGAAATAGAGTTAATCGCAGAAGTATCTGCTGCATTAACCTGTGATTGACCTTGAACAAGTTTGACGGATGTGCCATCAGACATTGGTTGGTAATACCAGCCATCAGATCCAAGAATGGCTTGTCCTACTGCTGTAGCAGTTGTACTTCCCGTGCCAGTACCGCCAGTACCTGAACCGCTACCAGCCCCTGCGCCACCCGCAACTACGGGATTTTTATAAAGAATTGGGTTTCCATCAGGTCCAAGAGTTTGACCATAATGTGTTCCTGCAGGAGCAGGATGCGCTTGAGCGTAAGAAGAAATAGTATTAGCAATTTTTTGATTTGTTGAAAGAGGTGCTGCTGCAACTGGGGTTGAAACAATCGGAGAAGTGTTTCTTGGATTTGTGTCAGTAACAACAGGGCTGGAATCAGGTTCTGTCAGTTTTGCGCTTTGAGTAATTGTTGGCGCATAACTGATTGCTGCAGCTTGATCTGCTGCACTTGGCGTGTATGTGGAAGTTGGGGTAGCAACGCTTCCGTCGTCAATTAAACCTCGACCTGTATAGATAGCCATATCTCTCCCTAGAATCCGAACATTTGCTTGATTTGAGAAGCAAGATTAGCGGCTTCATTCTTTGCCTGATTAGTGTAATCGTATCCGTATTGTGGATCAGTTTTAATCTTATTCATAACATCAGACATATTGGCTTGAGTTGAAAGACCAGGCTTTGCTGGATCTGTCTTAACAAGAAGTCCCTGCCATTTTGGATCTTGCCAATTTACTTGATCGGGAGAAATATCTAAAGTATTGGCAATGGTTGTAGCAAATGGTTGAAGGTAAGTCTTTGGAGCAATACCGGCATCAATTGCTGCACTCATCCATGGGAAAAGGCTTTTAGCCTGATCTTTGGCGTATTGGGTAAAGATCTGTTCAGCATTGCCACCAAGGGCAGGATTCTGATTGCCAGGGGCAATGATTCCTTTGATAAAGGATTCCATTTGTACTGGATCTTTAGGAAGCGGAATACCATAGTTGCTTGCAATTGCAGCCATATCGCTAATGGTTTTACCAATAGTTCCACCAGGAATTTTGGCAGTTGGATCATAATGGTACTGAGCAGTTAATGCTGCTTTGATTTGATCTGTAGTAGTCCAGCCGTTGACATAGGCATCTTCTGCAACTTTGTTTAAAGATTCTGCTGAAAGATTTAACCCAAGTTCGTTAGCAACTGGGGTTACTGCTGAATCAAGGGTGTTCTTAACATTTTGATTGTAAGTTCCTACATCAGAAATCTTTTGAGCCATGGCATCTCGAACCGCTTTGCCATGTGTGCCAAACCAACTTTCTTCAGGCTTAACTTCGACAACATTTCCGCTTGCATCAACAGCATGGGTTTTAATGTAATCGGTATAAGCCTGACCCTGAAGTGCTGTTCCATTTTTACCTGCTGTAAGGGCAGACTTAAGAACTGGACCAATAGAAGGGTCGTTGTACCAAGCAGCAATAGAACCAAAATTACTATTTAAGAAATCTTGAGTTGCTTGGTCAAAATTAACATTTGTCGCTGTTTTGGCAACTTGAGTAGAAGATACTGTTCCACCTGAAGGAACTTTTGCTTTAGGTGAGTGGATAACTGTTTGTGCCATTATGCGCCCTTCAACATTGACATGAACTGACTAAGACCATCGGCTGCAGCCTGAGCTGATGCTTCGGTTGGATTCTGCTGAGCAGCATAGTTAGCCGCAGCAATGCTTGCTGTAGGTGGTGCTTCAACTGCATTGATTCCAGGCTGAGTGCTTTTAATTGGCTTAGAAGCTGTTTGACCTGTTTGTTCAAATTGAATTGGATTGGCAGGTGCATTAAATGCTGCTGCTTTCTTAGCATCAACTTTAGCGTTACCATATGAAAGAACAAGATCTTGATATTTCTTGGCAAAATCTGCTGCTTCTGCAGGAGATGCTGAACGACCAAGAGTTGTGGCAAATGCTGTTTGCGCTGCAGAAGTTAGATCTGCCTGAGCGGGAACGCTGACTACGGGAGTTGTAGTCTGAGTACTGTTAATAGTACTGAAAGATACGCCACTCTTTTTAGCATTTGTTGCAGTTGTGTTAAGGAATCCAGCAACGCTCATTTGATTGCTAGGCATCGTTGTATTTACATTGTGAAGGGTAGTAATAAAACTACGAACTGCAGTTACATCTTGGTTAGTCCAGTTAAGGCGAAGATCTTTGGCTGTATATCCCGGAATGGTGTTTTTGAGAATATCTCGGATGCCACCCCAGTTTTTGTTATTGGTTGCAGCCATAGCATTGATCGCTTGATAAATCTGATCTCCGGTCATCTGACCATTTTTAGGAGTGTTAGGAAGCCCAAGCCCAGTTACATCGTATGAAGCCTTTGCTGCTGCAGCCCAGTTAGAATCGGTTGTTCCACCGCCAGTTGGCAATGTAGGAAAACTTGAACCAAGGTTATCAACAGCAGAATTACCAGTTTTTACTGAATTGGTATTACCTGCTTTTAATCCTGTAGATGTTTTACCCATTACATTCCTTCCAATGGACCGTACTTAGACTGATAATACTTTTTGTAAAAAGCAGCAAAAGACTTATCTTGCAAAGATAGTTCGACAGCACCTTTACGGAAAGCATCCATTGCAGATGCAAGTGTAGTGCTATCTATCGAATCCTTGCTTATTAAGGATTGAAGTTGATCGTTGTAAGCAACCAATTTATCGTAAAACGGAAGGTAAGCGGGGGCTGCTTTTTGAACATCTTCGCGTTGCTTGCTAATGGCTGCTTTTTGATTGGCAACTGCGATAAGGATCTGAGCCGAATCCCACTTTGGATAGACATGGTTTACGAGATCATTGATAGTCGCAGTAGAAACCTTTTGACCGCCAACCCGAGGAATGTCTGAAGGCCAAGCGTAGTTTCCACCCCTGCGGTTTGCCTCAAGAACTGCAGCAACCTTGGTCATTAACTGAGAGCGAAGGTTCCAGCCAGCGTTCTGCTGAGCTGTATAGTTAAGGTGATCTTGGCTTGCCCAATCAGCCTGTGAGCCACGGTGTAGGGCATTGCCAATCTCCCATGCACCTTCTTTGATGGTTGACCAAAGTTCTCCACCCAATTGAGTTGGCTTCTTTCCGTTTGGGTCATTACCAATTAAAATATTGGAAAGGTCACGGTAAGCAGGGATAAGGGCTGCAATTGCTTGAGCCGAATCCTTAGTTGTAATTGGCTGAGGTGAAACCATTGCCACAAAGAGTTGCTTGAGAACATCGTATGGAAGTCGGTTAATTCCACCAAACTGACCAATGCCTACACCATGGAAGAATGGGTTGAACTTTTCTACTTCCTTAAACAATGGCAAATTGGTTTCCATCCATTGCTTAATCTTTTTACCATCTGATGAGTCGTATGCAGCAATAGCCGCAGCAGTCATTAAGCGAGCGCCAGGGTTATCGAGGATATGACCACCCAACTGACGCATAACTGTCTTTTCAAACGAGAATGGGAAGAAGAACGCATTGACTGTTTTTTCAGCAGCGGTGCGATTTCCATAAGAATAGATGTTGTCAAATTTCTTGAGAACAGAAGCCTTGTCAATCTGAGATACATTGCCACCGGCATCGGCAAGCGCGGCATTGTGCAAGTAATAAATATTACGAGCCTCAATAGCGCGTGGGTTGTAAACATTGTAAATATCGTTTTGATCGAATTCTTTGGTTACATAATCAGTTACTTCTTTTTGAACTGGGTTTGCTCCAAGATACTGATCGCGTAGTGCGTATGCCCGTGCTTCTTCTTTTGGACCCAATGCCTTTAAAGCATCGGCTGCATTAAGGGTAAATGGAATATCTTCGGTAACGCCCTTGAGAGCAGACTTAACTGCGCGAAGATAGGCAAAGCGATATGAACCTTGATAACGGAATGAAAGCAACTGCTTTTGAATATTGCCAGTTATATCGAGAATATGTGCGCCATTAACGCCCAATGGAATATTACCCAAACCAAATGTGCTTCCAAGCATTTTGGTTAATGGGCTTTGACCATTGACATAAGTTGGTGCGTCACGAAGTCCCTTTTGCATGGCATAGTAAAAATCATTAGCGGCTTTTTTGCTAATTCCTACTGCCTCAACTTCACGACCAAACTTATCTGTAATAAGTTGATTGTCCCCACCTTTATTGGTTAAGGCATCTACAACCTGCTTGCGAGTCCAATATTGAGGACCTACATCTTTTGTTAATGAATTTTTGATTGCAGCCTTAGCATCCTCACGGGTCATCTTTGGATCAGAAGCCATGAGCTTCTTGATTTCATCTTCCCACATTCCACCCCTGAGTGGGCGAATAAATTTGCTTGTGCGAGAAGTAGCAACTGCAAGTTGACCTGAGATAAATAGATTCATGTCAGGCTTAATAACATTCTGTAAGAAATTAGTCATACGAGATGCAGTAGCCCATGCAGGATAAGCATCAGGGTTTTCAGACAAATGATCTTGAATATTGTTAAGCATCTGAGAGTACGAATGTTGCGCTGCAACTGATGGTTCTACCTGTTGGAAATCAAGACCTAATCTGTCTGCAAAGCGAGACATTAGATTTTGAGAACGACCAAGTACATTTAATGGAATTGGTGTATTGGCAAACGCATGACCAATATCAGTTCCATAAACTAACTTTCCACCAAGAGCTTCAAGTTTAGCAACTGATGCTCTGAAAGCAGGAGAAGCATCCGCAGCCAAATGAGCATCGCCAGCAAGCAAATGAGAACGCTCAACTACAAGATCAATAAGATTTTTGGTAGGAACATAAAGTAAATCTTTAACATTTCTGTTGAGTTCTTCGCCAAGGTATTGAAGCACTTGATTGCGAAGTTGAATTTCTGCTTTAGTAGCAGAGTTGTAATTAAAATTCTTTGGGAGATCAGAGACCTTAGTTGTGTTTTTGCCACCAGCAAAAAGTGTTTCTAGGTCAGAATTGTCATCAAGTGCTTTAGGAGCTACATATCCAGGCTTTGCTTTTTCTAATTGATTGTAGAATTGCATTGCTTTGGCTTGTGCATCATTTGCTGTTTGACGCTCTGTATTCATGTGACCAAAGCTAGGAATAAGAGTTTGGTCATTAAGTGCTGCTTGTTCAGCATCTGTAATGCCTTGCTTAACTCCCTGTGCGCGAAGTTGCTTTGCCAATTTTGTTTGTGGTGTTACAACATTGCCATCAAGATGTGGGGCAATTTCGTTACGCATGATTTCATCGCGCTGAAGTTTGTTCATAAAGTCTTTTGCATAAATATAAGTTTTATCAGACTTCATGTTAAGAATAGAACGGTTTAAATCTTTTGCATATAGTCCAGGCTTGAGCAAATAACTTTCACGGGCTTGCGACAAAAGATTTGGATCATTCAAAATTGCATGAGAAGTTTCACGCATAAAGTTTAATCTTTGGTCATCTGTCATTGCTTGCTGAGTTAATTTAGAAGCAAATGGAGCATTAACAGATATTCCTGTTTTTGCTTCTAAGAGCGATTGAGCGCCATGCCATGCAGCCATTTTGTTAAGATCATGAAAAATGCTTGCATCAACTGCTGATTGTGGGATACCTGCTTCTGCTGCCTTAGCAACTGTGGCTTTATAACTTTCGCCAGTTCCGCGTTCCCAGTTAGCAAGGACTTGATTTTGATTAAGTCCATCAACCAACTTTTGACGAGCGTTCTCTACTTTTGATCCAATCACCGCAGAAGGAGCTGCAGAAATATCGTAAGTTGGGGCATGAAGTCCTACTTGCAAAAGGTTAAGAGCATTTCCTTCAATACCGGCAATTGGCTTTAAGTTTTCAAGAGCCAAAGCCTGACCGCCATTTGGATCACCAAGGAAGTTTTCGGCATTACCAATAAGTCCAAGTTTTAATCCTGCTGTTCCTGTTGCTGCGCCAATTTTTCCAATAGCACCAACAATGGGCAAACGATATGGCGTTGCAAGAAGTGCGCGGTTTGCTTTCCATCCATCAGCAAGACCTGTAGCAACCTTGTTAACGCTGTTCATAAAGTTAAGGGTTGGAATATTTTGCAAAGACTTTGTAAATGCGAAACGACGCATACCATCTTCCGTCTCAGGAAGAATAGAATTCATTACCCACTTGCCAACTTTGCCTTGCTGGAAAGCAGAGTCAGAGCCAAGGTCTGTAAAGAATGAACCTGCAGTTGTTTTTGCTCCTGCTGCTTTACCTGCTGCAGTTGCACCCTTAATTGCAAGAATTCCTTCTTCGCCAAGTTTTCCAATAGTTGATGCGGTAAGAGCTGTGCTTGCAACATTTACCAAATCTTGCATACCCAATGGGGTTTTCAAATACTGATCTAAATTCTGAGTTTTTTGATTCTCAATAATTCGACCAGCAGAATCAAATGCGTGTGGAATCTGTGCCGCTAGTTGAGTTTGTGGTTTTACACCTTCTAAAGAACTAACTGCATTTTCTTCTTTAAGAAGTAATTTACCAGGAACTGCCAAGGCTTTTAAGGCATCTCCTAAAGCAGATTTGCCCATGCTAACAACAAGCGGAATTGCTTTGTTGAGAAACGTCGGTCCAAATATGTCGCTAAATAATTTACCAGCGCCAAATGTTCCTGCTGCTGGCTTGTTTTGCGTATCAAGGTGCATTTGATATGACTGGTTATTCCAGTCTGCAGTCCATACTCCATTTGGCTTAAGGTTTTTTCCATAACCTGCAGCAATCATCTGATTCTGAATATCAGTAATAGTTTCGTTTGGAATTGATGGAACACCAGTATTTTTAAAATGGTCATTCATCTGTTGAGCAATTGTTGGTGGTTGCTTAACAGTAGGTTCGCCAAAGAAATGTCCTACGCCTTGCCAAATATCAGTAAGACCGTTTTTTACAGTTTGCAAAATGCTATGCCCACCAGGGGTATTGCCAGTTTGCTGACCTACGGCTACCTGAACATTTGGATCTACATTGCCACTACCCGTTGCATGGGCAGTATCAATAAAGTTTGCTAAAGACTGAGCATTAGGATCTGCCTTTTGCTGAGTATTAACATTGGGCGTAATGTTTGGCATTAGTGTGGCATCTGATTTTCTGCTTGAAGGGCAAGATAATTACGAATGTAATTCACTTGTGGAGAAACATTATCTCCAAGTGAATTTAACAATGTTAATGCCGAAGATGCTGGATTGGTTTGAATTGTTTGTGGCATCGCTTCCGGACCAGCACCAGGGCCTGTTGGAAGTCCTGTTGTGATAGGCAATCCATGAGTTGTTGGCTGAGCCAATGGAGTTACTGGTTGCATACCTGCCATTGGAGATGCGCCACCTTGTTGTGCTGGAGCAGTAGGAGTTGCAGGAGCAGGTTGTATTGGACTTGATGTTGCTCCCATAGGAACTGCTTTTTGTGCTGCTAATTGTGCGCCAGCAGATCCATAGGCTTGCCCAGGAACTGCTGTTGCAGCAAGTTTATTTGCATTAAGGTTTTGACCTTGTGGACCTACAACATTTGCACCGTTCATGTCTGTACGGTTTGCGTATGCTTTTCCTGTTACGCCCTGACGAGCGCCACCGCGACCTCTAGAACCCATTATGCACCAGCCTTAGCGCCACCACCGAGTGATGCAAGGAACGCACCAACATCTTGTGGTTGCTGTGGTTGTGCCGGTGGTTGCTCTGCACCCATTCCTGGTTGTGCAAGTCCTGGCATTGTTTCAGGTGCGCCTGTTGGTGCAGGAGTTGCTTGACGCTTCTGAGCTTGTTCGTGAATCTTTGTTACCGCGTCAGCCAACGACGCTTTGTCCGACGCGACCAAAGCAGCAATAGCAGCCACATCACTAGGGGGAATAGCACCTTGAGAAGCCTGAGTTTGAATTGATTGGAGAAGCGCTTGCTCAAGTCCTTCACTAATAACACGGTCTTTCTCTTGCTCGGGATCGGAAATAAATGGATCAATTTCTTGTGCTGTTTGCTTTGACATGATTCCAATACCAATGCGCTGACCAAGACCTACAACAAGTGCGTTTGCATCTGCACCTGTGTGTGAATAGGTAACAACATTGTTATCATCTTCAAAATCTTTGTTTGGTACATAGTCAACATGACCCTTTGCACCACGCGATGAAATGTAGAAAGACTTGCGCTCATTACCAAAATAAGTCTTGGCAATTGCAATAGCGCGCTTGTTCTCTTCCTGCAAGGAAGCAGCAAAGATTTCCTGTGCTTCCTGAATTGGGAAATCAACTACGGCTGAAAGGATTGCATCTCCGCGCTTTCCAGTACGGACATTGGATGTTGATTCTCCACCGAACTCAGCAGGAGTACCAGAACCGATACGCTGCGCTCGCTCAATGCGATCCATCATTCCGTTGGTAGCAAATCCAGGATTAGCAGCCATTTCACGAATGTCTCCACCTTGAACCACATTTACCTGACCGGTACGACCATCGTAAGGTCCTGCTACGAAACGAGCAGTCTCACCTGGGCGAGATACAAGATAAGTGTCAGGGAAGATACCGCGCTCTACAGCAATGACTTCAAGAGCCATTAACTTAGACTGCAACTGGTACATACCAACAAGTGAGTCGAACTGACCCATTGGGCGATCAAGAGTGATACGGCCTGGAACTACAGCAAGGCAAAGCCCTGTTTTATTTTGGATGCGCTCGAGTTCTACATGAGGAACACCGCGAACTGGACCATCCCATTGAGAAAGTTTTGTTTGCGATGAAGCCATAAGAACTGTTACTTCAGCATCTGTGTATTCAGCAATCTGTACAAGATCAGTTGGCTTTGCTTTATCCCCACCAACGAGCTGTACTGCTGCATCAGGATAGTGTTGCTTGAGCCATGCGCGTGAACGAGTATATGTAAAAATACAATCGTTAGGAGTAATCTCATCAGGATCTTCACCGATAGATGGATAAGTGCTTAGGGGATCACGAATATCCCAACGAGCAGCGCCCCACTTTGTATCAGGGCGAAGAATGACTGGTGAGGAAGCATAGCCAATAAGCCAGCGAGCTCGACGGCGCATCTTCAACTGCATCTTATTTGCTTCCCACCAGCCCATTGTTGCGCGCTTACGGGTGCGAGCGCGCTTCTCAGAAGCATTGTTTCCTTCTTCAAGGGCAGGATAATAAACACTAGGCATTGTTGATGAGATACGCATTGCAGTCTGATCTAAACCAGTAGTAATAAGATTTGCGACAGCAGACTTCTCGCGTCGATCCATTTCAGGTAACGGAATAACGAGATCACCATTGTAGGCATCTCGTAGTTGACGCATTTGGTCAATCATTGGACCTTGGCGCTGTTGTCTTTCAGACAAAATATAAGCAATCTCAGCAAGTGTTGGACCGACCATTATTTACCTGACTTCTTCTTAGTTCTTTTTGCTGCAGCATTATCAACCAAATTTGGATATGGTCTGCCAGCAGCTTTTGCACTTGCCTTGGCTTTTGCCTTTTGCTCAGGGGTTAAAGGCTTAGAAACTTTATTAGGATTTTTTTTATCCCAAAATTCTTTTTTCATTTCTTACCTTGATTTCTTTTAGAAATTGCTGCGGCTTTCTTTTTAGCATCTGCTTTGCTAGAAGCACCCCATGCTTGTAGCGAAAGTAAAAGGCGAGTTGGATCTCCGTTAGGCTTGTGTTCAGGTCCTGGCATATTGCCCATGCGAGCAAGAAAACTTGCCCTGCGTGGGTTATCGCCTGATTTAACAGGAGCCTTTATGTCGTGACCTTTAGCATTAAGCGATGCTCTGCCTTTAGCGTTTAAGCCACCTTTAGGATTCTTGCCTTCTTTTTTTTGCCAAGCCTCAGACATTACTTACCCTTTTTGATTTTTGCTACGAGAGCTTTATCCATTTTCATATCTGCTTTAGCAGATGGTTTCTTTTTATCCATAGCAGCATCGCCTTTTTTAAAGGCTGCTTTTTGTTTCGGGGTTAATCCCTTTGTTACTTTAGCATCCTGCTTCTTATCTGCTTTTTCGCTGTACTTAGCCATTACATACCCTTCTTGCTTTTTACTCCGGAAACTTTCTTGAGGTTTGGGTTAGCCTTGAGTGCGGCAGGAGATGCTTTACGAGCGCCAGCAGCAAGAATTGCTCCTGCTCGCTTTGAGCTAACTCCTTCTTTTTTCGCAATCTGTGCTTGAACGGCTTTGAATCCTGGGTGTGCTTTCTTTGCAGCCATGTCATTTCTCCTTAGACAGTCTTGTTGATTTTTTTGCCAGCAGACTTAGACTTCATAGAAGCCTTGGTCTTTACGACTACATCTTTTTCGCCACGCTTTTTTTCTAGCGCTGCAATAGCTTTACCTTCAGCATTTTCATGCTTAGCCATTGCTGCCTTTGAAGAAAACTTTTCCATTTTTGCCATGTTAATCTCAATTCTCGAGAGGCGTAACTTGTGTGTAAATATACCACTTAACGGTAATGAATTACCTATTTCCCCATCGAGATCCTGACATCCAACTTGGTCGTGCAAACTTTGGTGGGTTAGTCATATTGGCATGGAACAAATTCGGTGCGTTCCAAATTAAGAACCAATGCGCCATAACGGTATCGTCTGTTGATCCTTCGGGCCATTGAATAAGTTCTTTAACCATTGGTTTCATCGTTGCCTTTGAGCCAATGTAATCGCCACCGCTAGGGAAGCGAACGCGACCAGCTTTATAATGTGGGGCAAGGGTTTGAACACCAAAGTCCTCATCGGACTTGTTGCGGTTAGTCTGATGCGGGACAAGGCTGACATTGCGAATCGCTGCCCACCGTTTGAAATGATCGTACTGAAGCATGAAGCGTTGCGCTGCATTTGCCTCAACGATTAGCGTGGTAAACGGATGACCCTGATCATTGGCGCGTTGCCACCATTCCTCAAGCAACCCCGTGTACTGGCGCGTGTCTTGGTTGTAGTCCAAAAAGTCAGGAGCATCCATAGGCGAGCGCACCAAATCAACCAAGTGTTGCATTTGGGTTTCTGCTGAGTAAGCCCACCATTGGACAGCCCAGTACTTTGTAGGAGACGGGTCAGCAGTTACCACCGAATAAGCGTTGATGCCAACAGGCCATTTACCGATGATGCGATCCTCATCCCAAGAACCTTGGTGCATGACACCGGTTGAATCTTGTCCACCGTCAATCCATGCTGGCTGGATCAAGCTCGCTGCCTGATCTACATCCTCTTGTTGATAGAGAGTCTGAAAGCGATCTAAACGATTTTTTTTGATTCGGGCAAGTTCTCGCCACGGCAATCTATATTCATCTAAAAGACAACCGTGTGGGTAGTTGCCCTTATGAACGCCGCCGTTTTTATCAGCATCACATAGTTCGTCGTAATGCGCCTTGTAAACAATGTGGTGATATTTTTTGGGGGCTTTCTCGGGGGTTTCCTCAAATTCCTCAGACCAGTCAACTAGGTTAAGTGCGTACCGGTACAGATCATCTGAAGCCATGCGCTGACCTTGAAGGATTAAAAGCCCACCTGGATCAAGACGCGTCTCAGCTTCCGTTTCCCACCAACTGATTAAGTTCTCTCGGGACTCAACTGTACGGATGTTTGTTTTATCGACAAGGTCATCCCAAATAACTGTGTCAAAGCGCCCACCCAAGAAGCCTGAATCCATACCGTATGCGACGAAGTTTGGTTCTTTGTCGTCAACTGCCACTCCACCGTCTTGCGCCAAGATGAATTCCTCAAGTCTCCATAGGTCTGAGTTACTTGGTTTGAATCTTCCGAAGTCTGTGATGAGAGTTGATTTTGCATCTTCCGCTAAGCCTTTCTCAAAGAGGATGGGGTCAGCCTTAACAGGTGTGACGCGTTCAAAGGTACGACGGATACGACCCGTGTACTTAACTGCCTGACCTGCTGTACGAGATCCGATCATAGTTCTACGCGAACGGTCACGGACTGCAAGCCACACCGGAAAGTCGTGTGTCCATGTTGTTGACTTACCAACGCCAGGTGGACAGTTGATAACAACATATTCTTTGTTGGGGGTTGCTGCTAACTCAAGCATCTTGTACGCAGCTTCTTCCACCCATGGTGAAGTAGAGCGCGCAAAGTAACGCTGACGGAAATATCCAAAATCTTCTATCGCTCGTTGTGCGTCGCCTTTAACATCATCAATTCCAAAGACACCAGCCTTCTCAAAGCCAAACTCACCAAGTACGCGGTTAAGTCGTGAAGTTGGAATTGGCAACTGACGCATAACAGATGAGTAACTAATGCCAGCCATCTGCGCGGCGGTTCGTTGGGAGTGTCCTTCGCTGACTGCTTTTGCATACTTACGCCAGCGCGTGTCATCAATGCGTTTGTTACTGTTGCTCATCAGGCTCAATTCTTGCGTGTAGGAATCCAGTTACATTAGTTATGTACAAATGATAGAAAAAATGTTTGCGCTTAATATGTGCTTTCAAATCCAAAGTCCATAGATCAAGAGCATCCATAAATACAACGCTTGGATAACTCTCAGACTTCCATTTGCATTTAGGGCAATGAGCTGAGTATTTACCTTCTTTAAGATCAAACATTACTCTCCATGGTTATCCCTTTCCGTAATGTTTAACCCTATCACTTGCAATGCTTGTAATTGATGCTATCGTTCGTTTACCGCAAGGGGAAGTTGCGGTTATTGGAAAAAACTTAATAATGGCAGCGCGGCACACCATGTAAAAAACCGCGCACACTACTGACTCTAGTGTGGCCCCGTTTGATGGGTTAGTCTTTACTGTCCGAGTGTTGATCGGCAAAAGGTTAGCCACCGAGGAACTCCTGAGAGCAAGGGAGTTAAACAGCGAGTATCTATTAGCTCATAAACACGAATCACCTTATGAGCATTACAACAACTAATAGATTACATATAGCGTGATTGGGAGCAATCCCCTATCTAACAGATAGTCCTTAACTAAGGCTATCTATGTCCACCACCGGTCAATCAGTTACGCCGCGATTAGTGAGTGGCTTTAAAACCATTACTCATAGATGAGAAGATAGCCTTAAAGCTATACGACAAACTTGAGTCACACCGACTCAACTACGGCTGGTCAATAGGTTACGCTGATGACATATAGTTCGTATGGTGATATGAAATTGGGTCGCGCCACCCACCCTCGGCACATCCCCCGTCAAAGCTAGACAGATCACGCTTAAATGTCTAACCCTTAACTCAACCATTAGAGATAGTCCGATACCTAGCAAGCAATGGCGAGAGGTTGCAGAAGATGGGACTAGATAGAAAACGGCGCGGAAGTTCTCAAATAACGACTAGCCACTAGTGAGAACCGCAAGCATTGAAAAGGTTGGGGATAAGATGGGGAAAAGATAGCGCGGAATAACTCACTATTTTCACAAGATATACACAAGGCGGGGCAAATAGTTGCAACTTTTAGTGGAATATCGGGCGGATGCTGTGGGGTAAACCAAACCTCACCCCCAACCCTTGAAATCTGAGCGTGAAACCCCCCAAACATTACGAACAGGGCAAGAAAGGGCGCGGGGTGGCTTTGGGCTAGGTTTTGCGACAACTTGCGCCACTTATGACACCACCTGAACACGGTCCAAGCCCTGCCGGTTTCCCCTGGTTTTTGCTCTCAGCTTTGAATTGCCCCCCCGCTTTTTTGCCCGTTTGGTGGTTCTTTTTTGCCCCTAAATAGATTACGCTTAGCCCTAACGAGGTGGGGAGAGTCCCACCCGATACAGAAAGGCTAGACAATGGCAAAGAGTGTAAAAATAATCCTCACCCTTGTTGATTCTTCAGGGGTTGAATGGGTAGCAACAGAAACAACAGAAACAAAAGCAAAGGCAATTGTTAAGGCATACACAAACGCGGGCGTAATTCTTACCGCTAAGTTTCAGGCGGTGGCATAAGTGGCGACTTACCACGGATTAATCAAAGTCTCTTGTCTCGTTTGTTCTTGGGAAACTACAGACGATCACACGATGACCACTCTTAACGATCTCGATGGTTCATGCCCACGATGTGAGGAACAGTTCTTCCGTTGGGAAAATTTCAACGGTTCTATAGTCGTTTCACTTACTCAAAATCTCGACGGTTTGCACACTTACGAAAACCTCGTTTACCAAGCGCCTACAGTTGCAGAACCTGATTATTTTTCTTGCGGTTCTTGCGGTGGTTCTTTTCTTGAAGAAGAAGGCACACGCACACAAGATTCAGAACATCACTTTACTTTTACCTGTAACGATTGCAAAGGAGAATAAACAGATGAGATCTTTCGATTATGTAACCGCTTGCAAAGAGGCAAGCAAAGCGCAAGGAATCGACGACATTGTGAGCGCGTTGCAGGAATTAGGGATCAACGCATCAAGCGAACAAACGGGTGGTTTTACCATGTGCGCTTATGTTCAATTAACAGAATCTCGCTACATTTACGCAAATCTCTATGGTGAGAGCGTTTATTCTGATGAGGATTACCTTTTTGATATTTTCCAGTATGACGATAAGCAGGACGCAACTCAGATCGCGCAAGACATCAACAACTACATCAACGACTAAACAACAGCGCGCCCGTGGTGGCTTGCGTGGGTTCGATTCTCACGGCGCGCACTAACTAGGGGGATCGGCTCTCTAGTGAAACGAAAGGCAGAACATGACTACAACGCTTGAAGGTTTAATGAATGGGGCAGGAATCACCGCCTCAATCCGTGAAGATTGGAACGAAAACGCCCCTGATTGGGCGCATAGCAAGGCGCGCCACTATCGCGTAAAGGTTCGTTACCAAAAGCGCACTATGAGCCTTTGGTATTACCAAGGCTTAGGAATTACCCGCGAGCCTCGCCCTGCTGATGTTGTCGAATGTCTCGCTTGCGATTCTTTGAGCGATTACGACTCATTAGATGACTTTATTAATGAGATGGGCTTAGAGATCAAAAGCGTGGCAGATTTTCGCAATTATGAAAAGCAATACAAGCAACTCAAGGCGCAGAATAAGCGTTTCGCCCACCTTATCGGGAATCCTGAACTCATCCAACGGATGCAAGAGGTTGCATAAATGAGACTCACAAAGCGCGGTGAGCGCGTTCTAGGGCTTTTAATGCTTGCGGGGTTTGTAGCTCTATTCCTCGTCGTTAATTGGCTATTAACCCCCGACAGTTGCGGGGGTGATGTTGCGACACTTTCCCAAGGTTGTAAAGATCTTCTCTACCCTTGATTAGATGCCTTCTGTCGCTCACCGCTTGCCGGTGGGCGGTGGTGGGTGGCTAGATCGGACACTCAATAAAGAAAGGTCAGGACATGGAAACAGAAAAGAAAGAGACGGGCTACCGCGCACACTTCACGGGGGCTTGGGTTTGCTACACCTGCGGGGTTTTGTGTGAGTGTGGGGATGATGACTAAATAACTTAGACATTATCCAGGAAAAAGTCTAACCCTCAACCTACGGGGGCGGGGTCGGATTTCCCAAGGACTAGTGCGAACTCAGTCCCAAAAAAATTTATTGCAAGCCACCTAGTGAGAACTCAATCTCCGGTGGCTTGCTTTTTTTCTTTTGTTAATTTCAATCGTTCTTCTAGCAATAAATCAATCGATTGGATCAGGTTCATTTTTTTTCGCCAGTCCATCCGATTACCGTACTCATCTCTTTTAAGATCCCGTGAGAGATTCGCAAGAGCTTCATCTATCTCAGCAAGAGATTCATTCGTAACGGTAAGCACCAACATATTTTAACCTTGATTACGGTCATCTCGCTTTGCTTTATATGCGCGAACATCATCAGCCAAGTAGAAAACATCTCGACCAACTTTCTTCACCCACTTAATCGCACCGCGATGCTGCATTTGTCGAAGGTTGTTTAGATTGACTTGCAAGAACTCAACAACCTGTTTAGACGACCAAAGTTCTTCACTCATTAGAAGGGCGCATCCTCACTTTGTGTAGAGGTTGCAGGTGCATCTTCAGTTGCATCTTTAGATAAGCGCTCAACCTTTTCAATCTCGCTTCCGATAATGTCTAGAGAAGTGCGAACCTCTCCACTATCTGTAGTGAATTGAGACTGAGCTAGTCGGCCCGTGATTGTCACGGTATTACCTTTAACAAAACGATCAACAACTTTTTCAGCAGAACCGCCAAAGAAAGTTACCTGAAACCACATGGTCAAACCGTCAACCCACTCACCATTGACGCGATGACGCTGACCAACGGCTAGTGAGAAGTTGCAAATAGCTTTGTTATCTTTCGTAAACTTGAGTACCGGATCTTTTCCAAGGTTGCCGGTGATAGTGATTTGATTCATTATTTACCTTTCTTCTGTTGTTAGTACCAGGGATTACCTAGCTTTGCTTGATGATTCCAAAAATTAAGAGCCTTACACGGGCTTCCATAACGAACCGTAATATATCGTAAACCTGCCTTAATCTGAATTACAGGATCTTTGGGCATATATGGATACTTGTAATTGCCCCATGTCTGAGGCAAAAACTGAGCGATACCAAATGCACCCGACGATTTATTAAATGCTTTCGGATTCCAATGACTCTCTCGATTCCAAAGAGTGTTCAAGCATTGAAACTCTTTGACGATCTTCCATTGCTTGAGAACAGATTCTCTTGCAAGCAAACGCGGTGACATTGCAAAATGTACGCTTTTACTTGGAGCTACTGCCGCTTGCGCTGGAACAATATGTAAAAACCCTACCATTATGGCTGTTAAAAGGGCTTTACGGCGTAGGCGAATCGCCTAGCCTTTCGCCACCTTTCGGCAAACTTCGCAAGCGTTATCAACCCAACGCTGTGCGCCACACTTACAATAAATAACTTTTGAATCATCCATGATTTCCCCCTAAAGGTGTTGGTTATGGACAAGGAACTATTTTAGCGTTATTGAATCCTTGATCTTCGACTTAGCAATGTCCCGGGCTACCTGTAAGCCACGCGTGTACGCTTGCTCGGGTGTAAGATCCACCGGCAATTCTTTGAAATCTAGAATCTGCTGCTGAATCGCGCTCACAATATCTGAAGCTGTACGGTTAAGAACCGTGAGCATAAGGCTATTGATCTGTGGGCCTAATGATTTTGGATCGGGTTTCATTTACTGGACATTCCTTTCACATTGATACTTGGGGTTGCGTGGAACTGTTTGGTCATCTGTTGACCGCACTTTGGGCATTGAGGAATAGAACTATCCTCAAGTGATTGGTGCATCTCGATCATTGAGTAATCGGAAGAGCAACGATATTCATATGTAGGCATTAGTGCTTCACCACCCTATAATTCATAACCCCACAATTACTACATCCAAATGAGATCTGAGTTATGTTGCGCTTGAGAATTAAATCAACCTTAACTTTGGTATCACAATCGCTGCAATATAACGCATCAACATATTGATCTGATAACAGGTAATACCCCGCTTCATCAATGATCTTGGGATGGCTGTCACTAATTGCTTCAGCTTGATCTGCAAATTCGCTCATAGACTCACCGTATTTTCGTAACCGCAATGTTCGCAGACATGAGTTACCTCATCTCCTTCTACCCAACAAGCAATATCTTTATTTGATTTCTTGCAATCGATGCAATCAAAACTGCAATCGATCTCATAAGCATTAACTCCTGGTGCGTATGAATATCCCATCATGCACCCTTTTTTACAACAGCGCCTAACGAACACCAACGGCACTCAATAATTGCATCATCACCGGTGCGATGAATAATAAGATCGTTAGCGAAACCGCCTTTAGTGCCACACCAAATACAAGTAAGACCGTGGCTCATTTGTTTTCGATTCTGTGGCATAGATTTTCAAGAGCTACACCAGCAAAAGTAGCAAGCGTAGATAAAAATAAAACAACTAAAAAGAAACTCATCATGCACCTTTTCTCTTGGGGACTCTCCCCTGTTACTGCGTAATCTATTCCTGATTAGTTACGGTGTCAAGAGAATTGCCATAACCGGCATCTCTAAGCAGATTCAATATCTGCCCGACGGTCATAACCGCCCACCAATCTTCAACTGAACCCAAGCCAACGCCATTGGGCTTCACAACCAACACACCGTAATCGGCCTTGGCATTTATGCGTTCAACTTCAGTTTCTTTTAACCATTCAGGAAACTTATATGTTTTGTGATTCTTAATCTCGAATACCAAACAAGGCGCGCCCGATACATCACCCATGTCGTTAGCCCCTGAAAGTGAACGGCGCTCCACCATAGGGAAAGACTCAAGCACTCTCGCGTTCTTTACAAACGCGGTTTCTGCACTTGTGCCTTTTTGTTTAGCCTTACTCACTAACGATTAACTGAACAGGGTCACGCACGATCTTGTGACAGCCACCACAACCGTTGTCCAAATAAATATCAAATGTCCCGTTGTGATCGGGTCCATCAACTATTCGGATTGTGCCTTGGTCTTTGTCGATAATTACAGGGTCGCCAAGCTGAAGGTTTGCTGGATCAATTGATACGGTAGTCATTTCTATTCCTTACTCGTAATCATTACGGTCTAGGGTACACATTACGGGACCATTGTTCAAGTAATCTTTTCTTCACTTCATCAGGGATGGGAACTGCTTGCTCCTTGGCTCTCTGAGCCTCTAGATCGAGTTCTAAAGCCTTTTTGCGTTCAGCCTCATCTCTTAACCTAGCCTTTTCTAATTCAGCCTTCCTAAGCTCGTCAGGGCTGAGTTTTCGGGGTGGCAAGGGATCATCCGACCAGCGCTCTTCATCGAGCCAACGAGCAGGGGAAGGGGTAAAGGTTGGATCTCGATTGGGGTCAGCCGCATAAGCCTGGACTGCATCAAGAATAACCTTTGGGTTTACTTTGGTGATTGCAACTTTCCAAGATTCCCTGGCGCTGACAACGCTTACCTTGCGAGGATAGGCGTTCCAAAATAAACCAAAATCATCAATGACCATTCATCAAACTCCTTACCTGTACTTCATCAATGCCAAACCGAGCGATGGATTTTAATGTCCGTACTCGATTCTCAAAGAACTTATTGCTCATAAACGATTGACGCTCAATACCGGTTAGCCCGCCCCAAACGCCAAACTCTTCATTCTCAAATGCCCACTTCAAACACTCTGCCCAAATGGGACAACTAAAACAGATGGCACGAACCGCTTCAGTTGTTTCAGTCTTTTGCGGGGATGCCCGCATTTCCTCAACATCAAAGAAAGTATTTACGGGCATCCCAACGCAATTACCTTTGTCCCAATCTATGCGCGCCTCAAAGAACTGCATCCCACCTCACCCGTCTCGTCAAAGTATTCGCAATACATCTTGCAGAAATGCTTAGGCTTTTCGGGGGAAGGAATCTCTTTCTTAGATGCGGCTTCTTTTACTTCATCGAGCCAAGCGAGCGCAGCTTCTGCTTTCGTTGGGTCATAAGGTTCTGAGTGGGTGAGTATGTCAGCCATCTTTCCATCGCGGGGGATGGTGACAAGTGCAACTTCCTTTGGATCTTCGCCACTAGCTTTGAGCATATGCGCGTAAACCTGTGCTTGCCAAATTTGTTGGTCGCTAGGAAAGTAACGAAGGGAAGCCTTGGTGGTGGTTTTCCAGTCCACCACCAATTGCTTGTCCCGGATATAAAGATCCGTATGGGCAGGAATTCCATACGCATCTAAAGTTTGCTCGATAAGAAAGTTATCTCCAAATGGATCTTCAGCTTTAATTGCTTCAGCAATTCCAGCATGAATATAAGTTCCAAGTATTGCCGGTAACTTCTCAGTTGTGTTTGTCTCAGGTTGATCTACTAATTGGTAATACACCTGGCGACGACATCCACCTAATTGTGATGGTCCAATTTCTTTTTGCTTGGAACGATCACGCTGACCATCTTCTGCAATTAAAGCACCAGTTAAAAGTTTATAAAGAAATACATTTGTTGCTTCGCTCACTTCTTCTCCCAAATGGTAACCATGCGAGCGTGTGATGAAACGCGTCGGGTCTTTTCAAACCCAACGCGCTCCACCGCACCGCCGTGTGACCAAGTGCGGATCTTTGCTCCAACCGCGTTATTGGAGTTCGGATTGCTCTTGTCGGGCAACCCGATTGCATCAATCAAATCTTCTGAAGTGAATCTTTCGCCGCTTGCTAAATCTTTAAACCACACATCAGCATCAAAACTCCAAAGTGATTTGGTGATAAGAGCTAATCTTGATCCTTCATTGGCAAGCACTTCTCCTACGATGCTCATGCTTCAGTGTTTTCTTTGAGTTCTGCAACTCGGGCAGAGATAACCTGCTTCAATGTTTTACCATCAACAGGTATATCTAAGTACTGGGCTTCATCTGCCCATAGTGCGCGAAGTCCATCAATGTCATGTGACGGAACAGAATTGATGAGAACAGTTGCGCGCTTGATTTCAAGTTCGGTTGGCTCTACAACTTCTGCTTCTGCAATCTGCTTTCCTGGTGCATCAGCTTTAATTGTGACTGGCTTTTCTTCTTTGTCAGCCTGAGACATTTCATCGTTGGTATAAATACCTGAGAGATCATTAGGAAATGCTTTACGAAGAGCGAGCGCTTCAGCGCACTTTGAAAGCATAAGGTCCGGCATCTTCTTCCAAATTGGAGAACCGGCATTGTATGAATCCCACTTAGCAACTGCATAAGTTGGGTGCGGAGTATCTTTGTAATAGACACCGATACGAGCAGCAATTGGTGGAGTTGGCTCTAGCCAAACATCCTTCCAAACACCATCTTGCCCACACCACTCTGCGGGGGTCTGACCACCGTAGTTTCCTGAGCGTTGAGCGACGATGCGAAGTCCATCAATTGATGACTGGATGGTGAACTTTCCACCACGGGAGATCATGTAGATCTGACGGGCAAATGGGTCTAACCCTGTGCGTTGGCAATAGTGGTGAAATACCTTCATATCGCCTTCAGATGCCCCTGTAAGCCCTAATTGCTTGAGTGCAGCAACTTGGGTAGGAGTCCAGTTATCCTGCTCTGAGGTGAGAGCTAGGCTTTTTTCAGTCATAATCAAACCTTTCGTTTGGGGCTTCTAATTGCCCGTGTAGCCGTAATCTATCGGAGCATAATCTTTAATGTCAACAACCTCGTAATCTATATTTTGGGTGTGTCGCGTGAGAGGATTGCCCTATGGCATTTTCATCGATTGAGATCAGACTGGGCGGCCTATGGGTGTCAGTCCAAAGCGAATTGACCTACCCCGATGGGATAGATGACCTAACTTCTAGGGCGCTCTTCATGTTTAAGGAAAGCGTAAATACAGCCAAGGCAAACAACATTGATATAACCGTGATGAGTTTAATGACTGGATACCCCGAGGATACTGACGAGTGACAACGATTATTGGAATTCAGTACGAAGAATCTTGTCTTATCGTTGCTGATTCTAGGGTAACCGATGATTCAGGAAAGATCTTTAGCCATCCAAACATGACCAAGATCAATGAGCGCGGTGCGTTCTTGATTGCCGGTGCTGGTGAGATTCTTCCTTGCGATGTAGTTCAGCACTCTTGGAACCCGCCACGGGTGACAGCCAAAGATAAGCAGAACCTTTATCATTTCATGGTAGTAAAAGTAATTCCATCAATACGCAAATGCTTGAAAGAGAATGGTTACAATTTTGATGACAACGGGGATGACCGATTCAGCTTCTTGGTCGCTATATGCGGTCAACTATTTGAACTCGATGACAACCTTGGAATTACACAAAACAGTACAGGCTTTTATGGAATTGGATCCGGAGCGCCTTATGCTCTCGGAGCATTAACGGCTGGCGCTAAGCCAATAGAAGCGATGGATATTGCAACTGATCTAACGGCGTTTACTGCCCCGCCGTATCAGTTTGCTGAGCAGTCTGCTTAACCAACCGATCAACTATCCATGAAACAACAGGAACTGCAACAGCATTTCCCATCTGCTTGTAACGATGAGTATCTGCTTGATCTTCAGTCCAACCATCAGGGAATCCTTGTAAGCGTTCGCACTCTGTTGGGGTTAGTCTGCGAACTGTTGCATCTTTAGAAATCATTGGCATATTGTTACCACCTGTTCCCATTCGTGCTTGTAAAGTGTTAATGACATTACCTTGGAACCGAATGTCATCTACTCGATTGCCATAAAAGATCAACACCGTGGCGCGTGAATCTCCATTATCAAATGCGTTCAAAGTAGGAACTACCCCCCCCGCTGCCCATGTCTCGTTGTCATCTACAGTTTGTGCGCGCTTAGCTTTGACGAACCACAAGATCGGTGGCATCTTTGTAATCCCTCGCCTTCAATGCGGAAGCAAGTGAATCATCAGAGTAATCACCAAATCCCCTTTGGCGAAAAGTCATAGTGTCATGCGCCCTACGAGCGCTAAGAGTTGGGCTTATTGGTTCTGCGGGGAAGTCGTAAAGCTCAAAGTTTCCAGCGCCGATTGAAGCATTACTGGAAGAGTCTTTCCCCTTCTGTTTGCTCTCCGCAAGATACCCTGTGCGGCCTTCGATGAGAGCGAGTATTTCTGCAGGTGTTTGCCAGTCGTCTCCAAGACATCCGACAATGAAGACTCGACGACGGCGTTGGGGTACTCCGAAGTATTGAGCATCAAGCACTCGCCACGCAACGCTATACCCGAGTTCATCCAGCGTTCCGACAACGGTTCCCATGTCTCGCCCTTTGTTACTTGAAAGTAAGCCAGGGACATTTTCGAGGATGAAGTACTTCGCTTTGGTTTCTTCGAGGATTCTTGTGACTTCAAAAAAGAGTCCTGATCTATCGCCAGCCAGTCCAGCGCGCTTGCCAGCCACGGAGAGATCTTGGCAGGGAAATCCACCGACAATAATTCCATTTGACTCAAATCCGAGTTTGAATAACTGCTCACCTGTTACCTCTTTCACATCTTCTAAAATTGCTGAGTTGGGAAATTGTTTGGCAAGAACCTTTCGTGCGTTCTTATCAATTTCAACAGAAGCAACAACAGGTACACCGTTGCGCTCTAGGGCTAAATCAAATCCACCAACACCGGCAAAGAGACTAACAGCTTTCATTGATCTCTTTTTCCAAGAGCAATGTCTCTGATGCGTTGTTGAGGTACACCAAAACGCTTTGACAATTCAATAACATTTATCGCTTTACCTTTCACGACTTTATATTCTTTGCGAATAATTTTTACTGCTTCTTCATCCAACATGGTTGACCTTTCTAGTATCTACCGTGGATGAATCCAACCCCAATCCCTAAAATAAAGCAACCGATCATGGTTAGCATTAGTCGAGCCACACTTGGTATTGAGCTGTAACGCGACCCTTGATGGGATCTACGAAGTGAAGGCGTTGGCTAGGCATACCTGATGCAGCCATCGAGTCACGGGCGTATCTATTATCGGACTCAGTAGAGCCAGTCCAATAAAGATTGAAGTTCTTTTGAATAGGCTCTTGTGCATGGCGATGGTAGTGACCAAGATATATGTCATGGAAATCATAATCGTGAGCGCCAGCCTTCCAACGGTTAGCACCAGCGATCCATGCAGCAGGAGAAGCAAAGCCCGAGCGACCAAGTTCATCACCGTGCATCAACAATGCGCGGTAATTGCCAACAGCAACTTCTTGTATATCTTCAGGGCAATCTTCCCAAATAAGGCGCTTCTCACCGGCAAGGATCTGCCGAGACATTTCATAGACCATGCGATCCACATTGTCGCTCTTAGGAACTTCAGCTCTCTTGCCACCGATGCGCCCGTGGTTTCCCCACTCAGCAACAACAGTTACCTTCTCAAAGTTAGCAAGCATCACGCGAACAAAGTCCACGCAAAGGCGAGATACCTGGGTAAATTGACCAAAGAGCGAAGCATCGATCTGCCACAACTGAGCAGGATAGTTAAACAAACCTTCAACCATGTCCCCACCAAACATCACTACGCACTCGCGTACTGGATGATGCGCTCGCTGTAGTTCAGTTAGGTGAACGATCTTGTCTGCAAACTGAAGAACTCTCTTACGCATAATCTCTGAGTTGTAAGAAGTAGTTACCTTTGCACCCTGCCAGTCGGTTGAGTGAACAAGTGCAACTTCAGGAGAGACCTTGCGCTTATCTGCTTTAGGTGATGGAACTGCTGGAACTTTACCGAGAGTAAGCATCGCTTCATACGCACCACGGTGAGTTGCTACTACGAGTTCATCGTTGCGGATCTTTGCTTTTGATAGTTGCTTCTGCGCGTTGTTAAGCGCCTTACGAAGTTCTACGATTTCCGGATTTGATTCTTTTTCCAACTGCTCTAAATCATCCTCTAGCGCCAAGGCATTGACCCCTTCTATGACGAGACACAACACCTTCGCTGAGGTTGTATCCATTCTTGCGAAGCACTCGACTCAAAGATGAGCTAGTGATGTTTTTATCTTCAACGCGTTCTGCAATTAACTTGGCTTCTTCTTTCGGAAGGGTTTCTAGAAAAGTACAAAATGTACATTTGCCTCTAGAAGAATGTACGAAATTATCTTTGTTCTTGAGGTCATCAAGAAGTCCCACTATGCACCCACGATCTCTCGACCCACGGTTACATAACCCACAATGTCATCCCAAGAATCTGAGTAGGTGGGATTCTTCAGGACTCTTACTGATTTCAAAGCGATCATCATTACTGCTACCTCTTCAGGAGCAAGATCATCGGTATGGAGAATAGCTCCCCATAAGCGACCTATGAGTGCGAAGTTCTCAGACGCATCCCCATACTTTTCTTGCCGATCTTCAAGAATTTGGTCAATCATGTTCAACCCTTTCTATTGGTTGAACGAACTCTAACAGGTTACACGCCGTAAAAGCAGAAACACCCCTAGATCGGTAGGGGTGTTTCGCGGGGGCAACAGACTTAACCCACTAGCGGTTAAGGTTGTAAAACTAGGATACCTGAAAAGTTCCGCAATCGATAACAGGGATCTCGGGCGAGTCGGTAATCTGCGCCCACACCTTCCATATACCTACCCCGTAAGTACCCGTTAAAAAGCCTGTAGCGCCCTGTAGGAGCGTTGCGGGGAACCAGTCAGCATCAGTTGGTCGGGCGGTAGGTTTGATGACCGCAAACTCCACGGCATCGGTATAAGCCACATTGTCCAGGGTGACCAACACCGGCTGGAATTCAACGCTCTCGCGTGGGTAAATATTGGTCATTGGAGATATGCCTTCCATCGTTTGTCTTGGAGTGAGCCAATGTTGTTCTTGTCCCCAAGAATAGCACCCCATCGACGAGTAGCCATTATAGCCTCATAGTTTCTTGGAGCTACGATGACTGAATCATCTCGCTGGACCGACAATTCTGCGTACCACCGGCGAGGAAGAATCTCACCAAAGGTTTGAATATCGTGGTCATTAAGCGGGCTTACGCGCTTGATCTTAAAGGTAAGTTTTGCAGTAATAGCCAAGGGAACCGCAACTGCATAATAAGTCTTGGAAATGTTTTGCAAGAAAGTTGCAGAAATTATTATTGGATTGACACTTGCGTATCGGGTGACACTTGCATCGCAAGTAAATGTTGCGCTTGCCGAAATGCTAGTTGAAGCGGTTAAAGAGTGAAGGGCATCGCTTGTTAATGTTGTAATTACCTGTGTTGATGTATTTGCAACTTCAGCATTGTAGGCTGTTGAAGATAGAGTAGTTGTAACAGCGGTAGAAGAAGTAATTTTTTGATCTTTAATTACATCTGCTGTTTGTGTTGCAATTACAGAAGTAGATGTTGCTGCCTTTTGATCTTTTTTGGAATCAGCAGTTTCGGTAGCAGTTACTGAAAGAGAAGAAGCGCCGTAATGCGTTACATTTGCCGCGCTTGTAAGTGTTGTTAATATTGCAGTAGTAGATGCAATAAGACTGTTATTAGAAGCAGACCCAGTTGTTGTTGCATTAGCATTGAATGTTTCATCTGCGTATTGAGTTTTAAGAGCTGCTGTTATTTCAACATCTGCAATAGTTAAATTAGCCTGAACAAGCATTGCCCTGTAACCATCAGCAGTTCCGGCAAATGTTGTATTACTAGATGATTGAATATAAGAAGTTCTAAGTCCATCGCCAGTTAATGTGGCAGTAAAAGCGCTAGGTGCTTGAGCAATTCGAGTTACTACACCATCTGCAGTAAGGCTGGTTACAAATGATGAATTAGAAGAGATAAGTGTATTAAGTAAAACAACACTAGATGTTGTTGAAGTAATTGGTGTAGATGCTGAAGCAATTCTATAAACAACACCATCTGCTGTTATTGTAAAGATAACTGGCGTTGATGCTTGAAGATAAGAAATGCGAAGGGAATCGCCAGTAAGATTTGCTGCAAATGAACTTGTTGTTTGTGCTAAACGGGTAACATTTCCATCAGCGGTAAGCGAAACAGTAAATGGTGAAGATTCAGCACCATATACCGTGCGTAAAGAATCTGCAGTAAAGGTTGCAGTAAGTGAAGTAGAAGCAGAAATACTCTGACCGCGTGAAGAATTTGCGGTCAGAGTACCTGTAAACGATGAATTGACATCGGCATATATTGCAATCGCACCTAGCCAAAAGGCAGGTGACGGACTGTAAAACTTGCCGTCATAGGTTAAGGCGCTGGACTTAGTAAGACCCATGACTTAACCCCCTGTTACTGCGAAAAAGAACTAAGCAGCCAAAGGTGAAAGTGAAACTCCCAAAGTTGTGAATGTAAGAGTGTCTGTATTCACGACTGACTTAGATGTTGTAAGAGCTGCTGACCAAAGGAAGTTTCCTGCAGTTGAAGCATCCCATACAGAGATGTGCGTAATTGTCTCTGTTGCTGTCATTGTAAATGATGGCGAGTTAGACAATGCAATTGCCCCTGCTGATGCAGCAGAGAAAGTTGCTGATGCGCGAGTAGTAACAGCAGATGGATTTGATGTTCCTGCTGCTCCTGGATCGGCTGTATGTAGCTTGATATAAGTTCCGGCAGGAGCAGTAAATGCTGTACCGCGAAGCATATTTAGCCAGTTATTAGCCAGGGTTGTAGTCGCTAGTCCTACAGTCATTCTTGCTCCTTATTTTCTTCTTGGGGGGTTGCTTTGGTTATTTCTGCATCAGCAGTAAAAACCAATCCCATTACTGTGTTAGACATTATATCTTAATTAAGCCTGTGGCTTATCGAGAACAGTCGCATCAGCAGCAACAAGTGCCTTGCTTGGAGCAGGGAACTGATCGGCTGGATTAGCCCAACGATAGATCAATGGAAGAATTGCAGCGCCACCGGCGCTAAGCAAACCCTTGACTGAAGTTGTGTGATGCAAAAGGTATTCAGCAGTTACTGCACCTACGAAGATGTGCGCCCATTGTGAAAGAACAGTCCACACTTTAGGAGATACATTAAAGAGATATTTGTTAGCCATTTTCAATCCTTTACTAGATTAGGAATGGGCGTATGCCCAAGGGAATAATACCCCTAGGACTGCCACTTAGGGCGAATTACAGCCTTAACAACTAGCGGTGAGCGTACTTTTGCGTAAACACCGTCTCCGTTGCTTTGGTTTACGCCTACATGGTCGGGTCCAGTATTGCCTTCGATAGTCGGGATCAACTTTGTATGAGGATCCATAGGCCCTGTAGCGATGCCAGTATGTTCAGCAACCCCGCTATGAGTCCAGTCAAAGAGAAGTACATCTCCCATTTGAACCTGAGAGATAGGCACGATCATGTTGTGGCTATGCGCCCAAGATTCTAGAGATGGGCAGTAAGAGAATTTTTCAAGAACTGATATTGCCTGTGCTTGATCGAAGCACCATGAAACGAAAATAGCGCACCATGAAACATGGTTTACCCCGTACCAAACACCAAACTTATTATCGTTGTTAGCGCCTTCTTTGTAGCCAATCTGTGACTTGGCTGCTGCGACTACTGCTACTGCTTGCTTGCTCATCGCTCTGACTTTGCTTTCATTACCTCAACATCAATTTTAATCTGCTGTTGATTTTCAAGTAACTCTTCTACTTTATTAATGAGACCAGTCTTCCCGTCGTTATAAAGCGCGTATGTAATCTTAGCCAATTGATCTTTGAGTTCATCAGTATGCTTTTGAATCGTATGCTTGGCAATAAGGCTAAGCCCCGCAAGCAATGCTGCGGCTACAAAGAAATACGAATAGACTATCGTTGCGGTATCAGATGACATGATTGCGCCTTTGCGGTTATTAAATTTCTAAAATATAAATAGGAGCTGTGCTTGAAGCGGTAATCGCCCAAAGTTCAGCGCTACCTGCAAGATCAAATGTAATCTTATCATTGGCATCCATCTTGTAACCTGTTGTTGCAGTTACATTACGGTCACCAAGAAAAACTGCTGTAGTTTCTGCATGGATAGATAACTTGCGGGTTGATCCAGCTTGATCTGCAATCTTAACTGCTGTGGTTCCTGCTGTGTATTGTGCTGAACGCATTGAATCTCCCTAGATTATTTAATGCCTAATCTTACTCTATTAGATTAACTAAAGAGCGTGTTCTTCCTTGAGATAATTGTGTGTACACCTGGGTAGTTGCTACAGATGAGTGACGCATAAGATCTCGAACTGCCAGTAAATCACCATTAGATTTCTCAAGCATTGTGGTTGCAAAGTAATGACGAAGGCTGTGGAAATGCTTGGCATTAGGTCCAAGGATTCGACGCATTTCATCAGCAGCTTTTTTAGAGAACCGATTTGGATCGCATTTCCATAATGGTCCGAGCGTGTTATAACTCTTGATGACTTCGGCAACTTTTGCAGCAACCGGCACTACAAGATCTGTCTTACCTTTACCAATAACCCGTAATGAATAGCCACCGTTATCTTCAATCAGATCAGCGCCTTCGATCTTTGCTACCTCATGGGCGCGAAGCCCGACCATACCGCCAAGAATGAACCAGTCTTTGTAGGGTTGGGTTGCTTCAGCAATCAATTTATCAAACTCGCCCTTAGTAATGGGCTTAGGGACACCCCTGCCTGACTTCACATTGGGTAAGTCGGCTGCAGGGTTATTGCCATTGACAAGATCCATCTTGTTCAGGTGCTTGTAAATCGACCTAAGCCTAGACACATAGTTTGCCTTGGTGCTTTGCTTAGTAGCTGAGAGAACTATCTTCTCAAGATCCTGGACTGTGGCTATGGCTGGATGAACGCCAATGCGCCGGATAATCTGCCAGTCTGTGCGGATCACATAGGGTGAAAAGCCCGAAGTGTCATACCGGTTTTTGAGCTGTCGGTATATCTCCTCGAGGGGTACTAGATCCATCTACCAACTATAGCGGGTGTACTAACTCTCGGTGGAGTGTTCCAATAAGGCAGCCTCGTCAGCAACTTTAACCAATACGCCCATAACAACCGTATTCGCGCCTTCTTCGCTTCCCCGATAATCAAATCCTTCATCAGTTGCGTTGATGTAACCCATCACCCTGACTTGTGGATTAGAAACTGCAATATAACCTTGGTTTTTTGTTTCATAAATAATTGCTTGACTTAGCATCTCAGTAACCATTGCAGGTTCACTTTTCCATAGACTAAGGACTATATTTGTTTCCCAACCAAAATCTTTTAACTGATTATTTCCCTTGCTCATTCTGGCAAACTCTCAGTCAAGTGTTCAAACTTTGCCTTTTCGGTCTTGTAAAGCCAAGTCAAGTATCTAGCATTATCAAAGACTTGGTAGAGAACGAACGCCCCTGCGGTCAAAACTGCAATCCAACCTAAAGCCATCATAGCCATACCCCCTTCTAGGTAGGAAATAACTTACACCTTCAGGGGGCTGGACTGCGATATGCACTCGCAGGTGGCGGGTCGGACTATCCAGCATTACCGTCAAGCGGTCTTGAATCTACCGAGGTAGATACGGTGGTTCCTAGTTTCTAGCCTACACCCTACTAGGCCGTAGGCGCAGAGTTGGCTGCAAGTGTGGCTTCGTAAGTTGCCTTGGTCATTTGGGTAAATGAGTCATTGCCGTTATCAATTTCAACCATTTCGGTTGCTGAACCATCAATGTTGGTTATTGTAAATGTCTTTGTATTCATTATAACTCCGCACTAAAACCAAGATAGCCAGAACTTGAACCTTGAAAAATTCCCTTGTAAGGCCTAAATTGAACTGCGCCAGATACCGTTAAATCTAAATGAATTTGATTTACATAAGATTCGTTTGAATTATATGTAATTGCAGTTGGTATAAGTAGGTTTTGTCCATCAAATACTGCATAAGTAGATGAAAGCGTTGAATAATCAATGGCACTTGGTAATGTTCTCATTTGAACTGGGAAGAAATAATCAATACGAACATTTGTTGTAGTGCTTGCTGAACCCAATCCGTAACCACCATATCCAGATGGATTGTTGTTTACGCGCTGATAATACCGCTGGCACAAGGCTAACTCGCCTTGGAGTGTTCCAGCGGCTCGGCTAAATGGTGTGGCTACTGAGCCAAGTTCTAATTGAACGCCAGTTATTTCAACATAATCTGTTGCTCCAGCAGTTCCTGAACCGTAAGCAATAAACACAATGGCAAGTTGAGTAATGGAAGAACCAACGGCTCCAGTAACTGTAAAGCGTTGCCAGTTTGTGCTAAGCGTTGCAGGTGAAGTTGTGAATTGCGTGGCTTGTCCTGTAAAACCTGACAAAATGTTTTGGTCTGTTCCAGTTCCGCCGATTATGTTTGCGGTGATTGTATTGCTACCTGAGTATAAAGCGCCTTTTCTAGCGTAAAAAGAAAAAGTAGCAGTCTGACCAGCAAATCTTTGGCTTTCAAGAGATTCTAGCGATGTAACAAAATATGTTCCAACTGATGTAGCGCCACTATTGTTTGCAATACGAGCGCAGTATTTTATCTGTGGAAGATATGTTGCATCCGTAGCAACTTGTTGAGATACAGTTCCGCCAGCAGTTCCATACCGAGTTGCTTGCCAACGGTCTAAAGTATAAATGTTAGTAGTTGAGGTAAATGAAGTGCCTCTTTGCGCCAATTCCATTGACCCGTTGATGACTGCGTTCTTCCCCGCCACAAATGGCGGTACTGCCCCACCTGTATTCTGCTCAACCGTTGAGGTTAATTGCGCTCTGCTCATTAGTTACCTGCCTGTGGTGTAGAAGAGTTGGATGGGAGTGTGCTATCTGGCACTACATTGCCGTTAGCGACATAGGCTAAATAAGCCTGATAATCAGAATTAGTTGGGTCAGTTGGAATAGAAGAAATAGTGCCATCATCATTGTTTCTCAGAATGATGTCATTTCCCGATAAGGCTGATTGAATAACTTGATATTTCATAATTACAACTCCGCACTAAATCCGAGAAACGCTGCGCTAGTATTATTCGCCCCAGCCATTCCTGCTTGCCCGACCGTTGCCGATGCAATTGCGTATAACAAATCAGTTGTTCTTTGTGTTGCTTGGTCAATAACTGGAACTGATGTGCAAGATGCTACGGAACTTCCAACAATTACTCTGTAATTTGCAGCAGTTCCAGAAGTGGTTAATGTTGGAGATGTTCGCATTTCAACAGGATATTGAATAGTACCGATAACCTGAGTTGAAGTATTAACAAAAGTATTATGCCACCAAGAAACAGGATTTACTGAGCCATCAAGTCTCCAGTAATATCGTTGAGCCGCGGCTAACTCCCCCTGAAGTGTTCCACCAGCGCGGGAGAAAGTAGTTGGGATTGAGCCTAGTTCTAGTTGTGCTTGAGCAAACTCAATGTAATCACCAACCGTTGTGGTGATAGTTATAAGGTTACCGTGTATTCGTAACGAGTTGGCAGTTCCATCGTTAGGAACCGCAGCAGTTATTGTAAAAGTTGTCCAGTTGGTTGTAGATAAAGAAGTATAAGGAACCGAAACGCTACCGATTGTTGTCCAAGTAGCACCTAAACCAGCATCTATTGTTGAGGATTTATCAATTTGAAATGCGTAAGTTCCAGCAAAGGTTGAGTTACGGCGTACCTTGATTGAAAAGGTAACGGTGTTACCCCAAGCCTGTTGAGCCTGACCAGTTTCAATAAACTGTTGTATGTTTACATAAGGGTTGCTTGAATTGGCAACCGTATAGCGAACATAGTAACGAGAACCTGCTGGCGGGTTAGAAGATTGCTGAGTAACTGTGTAGTTATTGTTGGCGTTATCGTTATTCCACCTGTCCATATAGTAACCAGATGTGTTGGCAGCAAAAGTTGTTCCGCGTTGCCAAATGTCAAATCCGCCGTTGATGAGCAAGTTCTTGCCACCAGCCACACTTGGCCCTGCCCAACTTACCCCACCACCAGCAGAAGAGTTTGCAACGAGTGTTGTGCCGTCAGCTCCGACGCCAAGGTTAGTTACTGATGATGCGCCGTTGCCAACAATCAAGTCGCCCTTAGCGGCCACTGTAGCCTTTGGGATGGCGTTAGCCACGTTGAAGTATGTTGCACTTTGGACGGTAGCCAAGTCGCCTGCGACAAGGGCATTAGTCAAAGTGATAGCAGTACCAGAGGTGGCTGTGTAATCCACACCACGCTCAATGAGCACACCATTGATAAAAACTTCCTCTGCACCAACGGTGTAGGACAGGCCAGCGCCAAAAGCGTCTGTGCCTGAAAGGGTTGTCTCACCGCCCGTGGCGTTATAGCGCCACTGGCTTAGTGTGACACCCTGATTGTTAGGGTGACGGGTAACAGTCATTAGGAAAGCTCACTTCCATAAGCATTGAATGAGACGGATGTTGACGATGCTGCGATGGAGATAACGTCTGTGTTGGCAAGGGTTAAGCCAAGGGTGAGTGTGTCTGTAGCGTTGCTACCAAGAACCACGTCGTAAGCAAGGTACTGCTTAGGATCATCTGCTGCACCGGCTACACGGACTGAGACACGGTATGTTTGAGCTGATGTTGACTGGTTGCAGATGGTGATAGTTGAAACAATCGCGCCTGACGCTGTACCTGATGTGTACAGGGTTGTAAGGTTAGATGAAGCACCTGCCGCTGTTGTTGCTGTTGGGACTTTTTGCCCAAGCACTTTATATGCACTTGCCATTTATTTTCCTTTGCTTGGTTAAGCGCCCATTGTCAGGAACGCGATGTTTGTTATATCTCCAAAACCGGCTACGTTATCTGTAACGCCGTGGACATTGCTTGTTGCTGCGATGTGGTTGGCAGCATCGGTAAGATCCTGCGCTGTGATAACGTGGCGAACAGCAGCTCCAGCAGCGTGAGCTTGAGCAGTTGTTGAGTTAAAGCCTCGAGTGATAGTGAGCGTTAGGCCAGAAATTCCGGTAACAATAACAAGTTCTTCAGCAGAAGAATTGTAATCGACAGCCAAGACGTAAGGAGTTGTTCCGGGATAACCGGTTACTGCGCCTACTGTCATGGTGGTCGATGAGCTTGTTATCGATCCTGTCAATGTAGTATCTTGCGCCGTGGCGCTGTAGTATCTTGTCATGGGCCTGCCTTAGCGACTGTAGTGGGTGCGTGGTGGGTATTGCTCTGCTTGACGTGCCATTTCGACCGCAAGGCGTTGCTGGTACATCTGATAGAAATAACGGCTCATATTGGTTGCAGACCCAACTGGGTTGCTCTGATCCATTGATCCTGCTTCGGCAGAGGATGCTGGTACGCGGCCCATATCGACATATGCAGCTGAGCGGTATGCCGCTCCAAGAATGATTACTTCTCGGGCTGAGTCTGGAAGGCCAGTAGTTGTAAAATCATCATTGTCATAAACAAGCTGTGTAGGCTTTTTGGTGTAAACAACCTGTACGGTGCGACCCGGGATAATTCCATCGGAGATGGAGATGGTCTTTCCGGTGTTCCACACAACAGGGTTAGCAGTACGGTCAATGCGGTAGTGACGCACTGGTAGCCATTCCAAAGATGGTCCAATGGTCTGCCATGAAACTGCTATCGCATCAATTGCTTCCGATGGAAGCTGGTATGTTGTACGCGCAGCAATGAATGGGAACGTGGTGTAGTACACGCCAAAGAGGCTTGGATAAATAGCGTCAATAGCCTCGTTAATATCTTTGCGGATCATTGCCCGTGGGAATGATGGGGCAACGGTAACGCGTACTCCAGCGCTATGTGGCACCGGTGTTGTATCTCTAAAACCGCGGCCATATGGCGGGATGGTTGCGGTGTTTGATGTACGGTCAAATGAATCGACCCAGATCAACTCTTCGTCAATTTCTACAATACCGCGTGTAAGGACTGTGCCATCAGCAACGGTAAAGCTCAGATCCGTCGGTCCCATTGGGGCAAGAAGGAATGTAGCCTGATCCTGACGTGAGGTATAACCTGTGAGCGCTAGAGCCGTCTCATCAATAAGTTCTGAAAAAAGTGTCACGATGTAATCCTCGATGCAGCCGCTGCTTCGCCGTATCCAGTTACTCCAGCAAGGGCATTAAGAACGCCCGGCGTATCTAGATAAAAATTCTTTCCACCGTGTCGGCTTGCGTAAATTAAATTCAGAGCATCAATACCACGTGTGGCGTTGTGGCCGGGAATTGTCCTATTGGCCCACTGAACAGCTGCGCCATTAAAATCCCATTGCGGTACTCCATTAACGATGGTTCCCGCTAAACGATTTAAATGATATACAGTTGGACGACCATCATCTACCGCCATTTACTTGCCTTTCGCTGGATGAGCCTTATGCCATTTTTTAACCGCTGCCACGCCAGCGGCAACGGTCTTTACATCTGCTTTTTTAGTCAAATCAATTTTCTTGAATGTTGTCTTCTTTGAATTGGGATGATTGACAATTACATCCCCATTACTGGCGCGTGTGACAACATGCTTCTGGCCACCAATGGTGACCGAATCAGATACAGCCTGCTTTTTA